AGAGGTGACCTTTAGTGACATTTGGTTTCTTCTGAAATTTGTCTAGGGATAAGGGTTTTTCTCTTGTTTGAAAATGGGGAAGTAAACCCAAGACCACCAGAGACCACCAGAGACCACCAGAGTCCACCACAGTGGACCACAGTGGACCACAGTGGACCAGAGTATAGACCAAGGTACCACCACCAACCTATAGTTACTTAGGTTGCTACTATAGGTACAGCGTGACCACTGTCATCATCATCACCATCGTTGTTATCATCAACAGCATCACCACAGGTAGAAACACACCCAGCGGTAAACCCATGACGGCATACCCCCTGTGGTATCTCTAAAGGGTGGACACAATTGATTTAGGGTCTTTCTAGGGTCTTTTATGGGGTCTTTTGGTAGTCTTTGGAGGGTCTTTTGGTAGTCTTTGGGTAGTCTTTTAGGAGGGAAGGGGAGGAACTGAGGGGTCACTCTTGAGACTGTACATCTCTCACGGATTCGTGTATTTTGGGGGTTGTGTCGGGGGGCAGCAGGCAATCCACGCTGACCTTGTTGTCAGCAATACATGGATGCTGCTGTTTCCTCGGCACTCTTATTCTCCCTCTCTTCTCCCTTCGTAACTACCGATAAGCCTCTCTAGATACCACTGAGCCTTCAGCAGGTCCTCTAGTGGCTTTCCTTTTCTTTCGTATCTCCACAGGTACTTGATGCAGTTCCCTTTACAGTAGCCAAAGAATGCCTCTGGTGACATTGATTCCTGGATGGCCTCTATGCACTCTACCTTTCCATACAAGTAGTGTGCAGGGTGGTTCACCATATCACCACCATCACCAAGTTGCTGTTCCTCAGCCACCATGTCCTCGTAGGACTTAATCATCGCAGGGTGCTTCTTTCGCAGTGCATCCCAGTCTTCTGGGGTTGCTTCATTGATGCTACCTTTCATCGCTTGCATCCTCCTTTTTCTTGTTGAACTTGAACTTGCGGTTTTGTCTACAGTGGTCACAAGCGTTGTGGTTGCGGCACTGTACTGAGACTGACTTAGCCCCCCGATACTTCTGCCGCTTCTCTTTGCCGTGCTGAACTGCCTTGTCTAGACTCATACTCTTACTCGACTTCCACAGCTAGGGCACGGCTTTGTCCAGTCACGTTTGTTGTCAGCAGCAGCAGGACAACGGCAGTACTGGGTGCCTCTACCCTTGGGTGGGTTCAGGTACTTCAAAGATGGGTGTGTTCTTACAGGTGCCCCGGATGCCAGGTGTCTGTCATACGCTGTCAATATCATCATTGTGGTAGCCTCTTATCTCAGTCCTCACAGTTGGCACAGGTCATCATCGCTACCCACTCTTCTGTAGTCGCTCCAGATGACAGGAACTCCCGGTCATCAGCGTTCAAGTGTGGGCAGACAGCTTGGATGGTCTCGCCATTCTTCTGTCTCGTCAGCTGCTCCTGGGTCACATCAATGTCTTTCTTGTGTAGCACTCCAGTCAGGATTGACCTCTTTTCAACTAGCATTGGCAGGTCCCCATAGTTTCACTTGTTCATTCTCAGCGTCCCAATCGGACCACCTGAGAATCCTGGCACAGCGACTCTGGACTAGCGCATCCACTGTGGTGAGTCCTGCCTTGAGGTAGGCTTGAGCTACCAGTTCCCACGAGGGGTGATTACCCAGCAACTTCTCGGCAGTCTTCGGACCTATCCTGGGGCAGCCTGAGTAACCATCGGTACTATCCCCGGTGAGACACTGCGTAAGGAACCAGTGGTCAGCCTCAGCGTCTTTAATGTGCAGCAGCTCATCCTCCATAGGTCGATACAACCGACCAGGTATGGTCTTCATGTCCTTGTCATCACTGACAATGCAGGTAGGTTTCTGCTTGGCAGACTGAAGAATGCCCATGATGTCATCGGCCTCCAGGGTGTCCTGGGTATGGCATGGGTAGGTGTCCTTGCACCACTGCACCAGAGCCTTATAGCCGACAGGTTTCCGGGTCTTCTTGCGGTTGCCTTTATAGCTCGGCAGCACAGTCTTTCTGAAGTTGTTACCTTCCGTGAAACACACCAGCATCTCCTCAGTCCCCAGTCTCTGTTGGAACTCCTTGAGCCTGGTGTCGACCATCTTCTTGGCTGCTGCCAGGTCACAGGAGAGAGACCAGATGTCATCACCCCAGTCCACCTCTTCTTCACAGGCTGCACAGGCCTGGTACAAGTAAAGGTCACCGTCTATCAGCAGAGTGGTCTTATCACTATGCAAGTTCGTTAATACGTTCATCGAGCTGCTCCTTGAATTCGAGGCCTTCTTCGGTAATCATCCAATAGTTGCTGAAAATCTCGTAGTCAACCTCGGTAGTGATGAGTCCACGGGAAGCACAGACACCGACATACCAGGCACCTTTTCGTGCAAAAGTTGACTTGACGGTGAACGGGTCTCTGGCTGCATTGTCGAGGACAATCCAAAAGGCAATCATCTGCTCCAGGTCCTCGCTGAACTTTTCTTTCCCATCGTCAGTACCCGGTGATGAGTCATTTGAGCTAGTGGGTGTCACTCCAAGTTCGTCCCACTTTGTACTCGGCTTCGATTGGGATTTGGATTTGGAAAGCTTCTCCTGCTTCTTGCGCCATTCTTCGAGTGATGTCACCGACATTCTCTGCTACCTCTTTTGATTTACAAGCAATCTGCACCTCATCGTGGATCCAACCAATGATGTGAGCATCAAGCTTTTGAGTTGTGATTTCTGCGTCTACCAATGCCACCCATTTCTTGCAGAGGACAGCACCTGCTGATTGCAGCAGTTGAGACAAGCATTTGTGTTCAGAGCGTACAAACAGCTTTCTACCGTCTAGGCCCTTCAGATATCCACGCTGTTTGAAGGCATCCGATAGCTCTTGCTTCAGCGATTTGAAGGCGGGGATGTTCTTATCAAAGGCTGCCTTGAGGCGTTTGCCATCTTTGGCTCTACCGCCAGTAAGCTTCCCGATAAGACCATCTCCACCCCCGTACATCGTGGCGTAGATAAAGGTCTTGGCGGCATCCCTGGTAGGCAACCCAGCTGCCTTCTGGTTGAACGTATGGATATCGCCATCGAGTATCTGCCTGGCGTACTCACCACCGTCTTGCAAGAAGTGAGCTAAACACCGCAGCTCAAGACCAGACAGGTCAGCTCCACAGAGGACCCAGCCTCTAGGCACAGTGAACAGGTCCCGGCACTGCTTGCCGAATGCTGCTCTAACGGAGGGTACTTGCCCTAAGTTGGGTGACCTATGGCTAGCTCTACCAGACACAGTGCCACCAGATACAATCGAATGCCTTATCAGCCCATCTTTACCGCAGACCTTGAGCCACGCTTGTTTGCCTTCAGCTAACTGGGCAATCCTCTTTTGGATAAGGAAGAACTTAGCGAGCTTCTGAGCCTCCGGGTAAGGCAGTCCAACCAAGACAGTCTCGTCTACCTTGGCATCTCCACTGGGGGTGAATGCTTTAGGTTTCCACCCGTACTTTTGAACCAGGCAGTGGTGGATGTGCTTGCGGCTGTTAGGGTTAAACTCAACGACTTTCACCTTGGTAAAAGGCTCACCTTTGACGTAACCACGGGTCTTATTGTTAGCTCTGGGTACAAACTCAGTGTGAATCTCCCAGGGTTCAAAAAGTGCTGCTAACTCTTTCTCCAGCGTTATCCTGATACCTGCCAACTCAGCGTATAACTCACCGGCTTTCTGGACATCAAAGGTCCAACCATTGTTGCCAATGCGGTAGCAGACTTCAGCTAACTCATGTTCTAAAGCTATGCTATCTTGGGAAAACTCCTTAGCATCCTGCATAAGCTTCTTGTGCAGCTCAAAAGTCACCCGGACATCTTGCTTACAGTAGTCGAGCATCTCCTGGTTACACTCTTCCCAGCCACCACTGTAGTCACCTTTCATGGTGCCCATTCTCAGGCCCCAAGCCTTCAAAGCGTGACTGCCCCACAGACGCTTCTGGAAGCCTTCTGGGAGGGCTACAGAGGTAGCGTCCTCATTCATCAGGTCAGCAGCTACAAGGCGTGAGAGGACCAGTGTGTCCGTTATGCGGCCTTCTGGCTTCCAAGATGGGTACACTTTCTGGAGTGCCGGGACATCAAAGCCAATGATGTTGTGACCAATGATTTCCTCGGCTGCTGAGAGTCTCTCTAGAGCCTCAGCAATGCCTTTGTCACCGTGGTAAATCTTGAGTGAGTCTGTCCGTCTATCCTTGTTTTCAGTGTCTAAGATAGCGATACAGTGGATAGTGTCTAACTCGTGGAGTAAGCCGTTGCTTTCGAGGTCAAAGACCAGGCTCATCAGGCTACTTCAGCGGTGAAAGAGAGGGGTGACTGACGGGGCTGCTGTTCAGCATCAGTATCCAGTTTCCAGCGGCCTATGACTGTCTTCTTGCCGTAGCGATTGACTGCCTCGATGTCCTCTCTGACGATTGGGTGTCCTTCCTTTTTGAGGGCGTGAATGTGTGCGCTGATTCTGGTGATGCCCATGAGTTCAAATGCAGCAAAGCTGGTGATGCTACTACCCTGCAACAAGAATGCTAAAACCTTGGACTTCTGGTTCATAGCACGGTCCTCCAAAATGCTGTGGTACAGCGTGGTCCTCCAAACTGATGCGTTACAGTTCGCGTTGGGATTTTTTACCCGTCTATACCCAATGCGCTTGATGATGTTGTTTCTTGCAGCTTTTGCAAAAACTCCACCCCAGGCTCTAGTACTAGACGGTTCAGGCAAGTAGCCTGTACTGGCTTGGCGTACATCTTCTGCCATGTAGTCATCGTGCTTTTTAGAAAAATCCAGTAAAAACGCATATGCTTTATCAGCCCAGGTGTCTAGTCTTGAATCAACACTGTTCATGCTTGTCTCTCCTTAATGATGTGGTTTCGATTTGTGTTTAAAAGCGGCTGTCACTAGCGGCATCAATTAGCCGCCCGGTGTCCCGGTGATACTTGAGCTTCCCAGCCCAACCTACCTGACCCGTGAAGCGGTTCTTGAGGACTACCAGCTCCCTGGTGTCATCGGTGGGGTCCTCAGCATTCACCTGGAGGCCAATGCAGAAGTCTGCTAACTGAGCAATCGAGTGTGAGCCTCTAAGTTGCGAGAGCTTTACTTTTGAACCCAGCTCATGCCCATCACCCTGGGGACGAGTGAGGTGAGACACTAGGAACAGAGTGATACCCAGCTCCTGGACCATCGTTCTGAGGGTGGTCATAATTTGGTCTATCAAGCGTCTTTCATCGGTGACCTGACCTGTGAGTCCAGAGACCAGGATGCTGATGTGGTCGAGGAAGATGTGAGTGCAGCCCATCGCTTTCGCCATGTACTGGATGCGATTGACCACTACGTCCAGAGAGGTGGAACCAAAGTGATTGAACAGTTGAACATCACCTTCGTTAAACAGGTCATCGTGGGCTTCTAAGACCTCTTCCTTGGTTGCACACTCATAGTCTTGGACGATGTTCTTTTGGAGGTGGAGACCAATCAGGCCTCTTACGGTGCGCTTATTAGCTTCCTCAAGCATTAACATACCGACCTTCTGGTCATGCATATGCAAGTGGTAGGCAAACTCAGTGACTAATGTACTTTTGCCTACACCCGACCCGGCACAGATGGTGACCAGGGTGGCAGGTCTGATACCCTTGGTTATCTCATTCAGCTTCTCATAGGGGTACTTGACCAGGGATTCTTCATCGGTTTCTGCTACGCAGCTTCTGAGGTCAGACGTACTGATGATGCCATCGGGTCTCCAGTCTTTAGCTCTCCATATGGCGTTGATGATGTCACTCGCAGAACCTCGCTGTAGAGCCTCGTTAGCGTCCTTGTAGCCACTTAGCTTGGCTATCTTGACCTTCCCTATAGGCATCGACTCAGCGCACTCTAAGGCAGCCTTATAGCCGGCATCGTCACTGTCGAACATGAGGATGATTTCCTCGAAACCCTCCAGGTAATCCCAGGCTTTCATCAGGGCTTTCTTGCC